TTCGTCTTTAGTTCTTGCTACATTAGCAAAAAGGAATTCACCGCACCATTCGCTAGGTGATTTAGTAAGTGATTGTGGGTATCTGTGACAAGCGCCAAGTTTTCCGCCTGTAATAAAGAATTTACAAGACAAACAACTATCTGTAGAATTTGATGTAGCCACTTAATAAACCTCCATTATTACTTGGTTAGAATTCCCAATCAGCCTAAGACTGGTTGGGTTTTCGTTTAATTACCTTATTTAGCGTAAGTATTTCTTTTGTGATCGTAGCAAACTTTTTCTGAGCTACCACCTTTGAATAGCTTATCAGCACCAACAGCGTCTTTCATACCCATACCAACGCCACCTTTTACTGATTCTTTTCTTTCACCTGTTTTATCAGAAGCTAGAACGCCTTTAGGCATTTTCTCACCTGATGCACCTGGTGTATATTTTTCTTTATCTTTCATACCCATGATATGTTCCTTATTTTAATCTTAAATTTAGCTAAATTTTCACAAGCTATTTAGACTCGTGAGCTTTTATTTTAGCAGAAAAATGAGCCTTGAGTAGCTTTATTTCTTCTATACCAATCTTTATTGTGTCGTTATCAGATTCGAGTGCTTCAACAGCGTGTATTCCAATTTTTCTAATAAGTCCGCTTCTGTATCGGATGAGATTACCAGATAAATGGGTGTTACAGGCCGAGCATTGTCGGTGACAGTTAAGCTCGTTAAATCGAAGGTGTCCTGCACTTCCAATGCTTCTGTAATGGCCTGCATGATATGAGAAGGCACTCTTTGACCCACAACTAATACAACCGTCATCTTGATCCCTTAACCTAATATATTTATTGAATGTTACTTGTGTATCTTTTAACCAATCGGATCGGCTCTTTAGTTTTAACTTGGCTTCTTTAACTTCTTTTTTAACGGTTTTAATTCTTTTGTCTTTAGCTAACTCTAATGCACATTCAAATCCACATACTTGTTGGAGTGGTTTGTTTGGCGTAAATTCTACCTTGCAAACCTTACACTTCTTGGGCTTGATCGGCTTCACTAAATCTTACTCCCAATTCTGCACCGTAAGCATATATTTGTTCCATGTATAAACTAAAGCCATGCTTGGTAAGTTTATTGGTTGATCCTGTTAGCACTCGTCTGCCGTCAGGCGTTTCCTCATATTTCATGTAACCTTCTTTAACTTGTTTAGGGTCAGGAAAGTCAGGCAAAAATTTTTCTTTAAAGTATTCGTGCCATATCAAAGCTGAATATTGTTTGCCATGCACCCATGCTTGTGTAGCTATATCGTTTAATGGGCCTGCCCACATCAAAGCATTAGCGCTTAATGATCTGCCCTTTTGCTCTTCACGAATAATAACTTCAAGTGGCCGTTCAATATCTATAGGTGCATTTTGTATTGCATTGATTGCTGTATCTATTTGTGTTTTTCCAACAAGACGAATAGTTTTAGCTAGGTATTCTGTTCTCATGGTGTCGTTTCTCGTAATCATTGCGACAATCTATATCGCAAAAGCGTTTAATAGAAGGTTCGTGACAATTTAGACAAGAGCCGTTTGATTCAATAGTTTTTTGATGATCTCTAATATGTTTAATAGCTTCATCTCTATCGTGTTGTTCTAAATCGCTGGCTCTGTCAAAATCATCTTGCATAATTTAAAAAGGAATGTCTGATTCCATGTCATCGAAGTTAGCTGGCGCAGGTGTTTTAGCAACTTCTTTTGCTTCTTCACGACTGCCTAACATTTGCATTTGGTCTGCAACGATTTCTGTGGTGTAACGATCCTTTCCTTCTTTGTCTTGCCATTTACGAGTTTGAAGTCTGCCTTCAATATACACAGGGCGACCTTTTTTTAAATACTCACCTGCTATCTCTGCAAGCTTTCTAAATATAACCACGTTATGCCACTCGGTCTTGTCTTGCTTATTTCCTTCTTTGTCTTTCCATGATTCAGTTGTAGCCAAACTAAAATTACAAACTGCGTCACCATTTGGTAAATGTCTTAACTCAGGGTCTTTACCAAGATTGCCTAATACGATTACTTTATTTACTGATGCCATGCTGCTCTCCTCTGTTGTGAATTGATATGACATTAGATAATATATATTTATTACCCATTTGTCTTTTTAATTCTTGAACTTTAATATTTCTTTTTTCTACAAACTCAATATCTTTTGTGGTAATAGGAAGATTAGTTCCGTAAAAGCTATTTAGTAACATATTTTTTTATAACCTCACCTGTTGATGGATGTAATTCATATATGTAGTCAATTTTTTTCTCTTTAACTCCAAATATGCGCTCAAAGTTTTCATCAAACTTTTTTTGATCGACTGATCTATACATATCGCCTTTTCCTGCTTCGTGTGCCATAACACCTCCTAAAATAACGGTTCTGCTTTAATTAAATCAAATACATTTTCTTTTGGTGCTTTTGGTAAACGTTTAATAACGTGATTGGGTTTATTTAAAACATAAAACAAAGCTTCATGTTTTGTTCTAAACTTTCGTATTGCTTCACCAAAGTCATCAATAATTAAATAATTAAACATTAATCCTCGCATTTACCATTTAAACATCTTGCGTTTGCTAATGCAGCTTCTTCAATATCTGCAATTGCATCTTTGCCAATAAAGTCATCAGCTGCAATTCTTAATCTATTGTATAGACTGCGCTCCACTTCCGTCACAGAAGTTTTCATAAGAAAGCCTCTGTCTTTTGCATGATCCGCAATAACAGAGCAAACATAATCAGAAGGCTCTACACCCCATGATTCAACTTCATTATATTTCTTCTCGTCTATTTCAACTTCAATAATTACACTAAAGCGTTTCATGTTTCACCTTTCTGATAAGTTCTAACATCGATGCTCGACCATGTTTCTTTTCATACCGTTCTAGCATTGATCTTGCGTGTGGTTTAAAGGCGCTTCGTAGCCAACGCACCCAACAACACTCGTTATTAAAATTAAAGCGGCCACGATTTTTATTGCAATACTCACAATTCATTTAACTCTTAATGCTTCCCTGGCAAACTTAACTCCAAGTTCAAATCTGTATTCACCTTTTGCTTGACGTTCTAATATTCTTTTAGCCCAAGCTTTAGGATCAGTTGGTTTCAATACTACTTTTGCCATTAATTCTTTTGCCTTTTCTTTGTTATGTTCAATCTGATACGGAGTTGGATTTCTTGGTAGCATTTTTATATATTCTTTAGGCTTGGACAATTTACATAAAGAAACTATGTCAAATATTGTTGGCATAAATTTATTTTTATCAACCCAGCTATCAAAAGCTTTGCTTACAACACTAAAATCGTATTCATCAAGTTTCATCCACCAAACTCTTAAAGTTTCACGATCAAGTTCAGGTCTTGAGTAAATAGATGTCAAACTATTAAGCATAGATTTAAATGCTTTCATTTCTTCAACTGTTTCTATCAAAACGGACTCCCTTCAATTGGTTGCTCATCTTCCCATTGGTGCGCCCTAATCCATGTTGCTGGATAGGGTATCCATTTTCCGTCATCTTTAACCCAATCTTTACTTCTCATCTGCCATTCCAATGCTTTTAAAACTAAATCGATATTTGGTTTGTTTTGTTTCCATGCTTTCCTTGCATCTTCCTTTTTTGTCTTTCGAGGAAATATATTCCAAAACTCGTTAAAGCCATCTTCAGGAATCAGTAATAGGGAATCAGGAATCAGTAAGAGGGAATCAGCACGAGTAGTTCCGATTATATCGGACTTTGTTCCGTCTATGTCAGGAATATCGCTACCAGCTTCTCTTTCATTCTTATGTGGGTTCTGATGTTTCTCAAAATTAATGATCTTAATAAAGCTTTCATTCTCTATTTTATAAACTTGAACAAACCCAGCTTTTTCAAGCCTAACAACAGTTTTTTCAATATCTATCTCATCGTAAGGTAAAAGCTGTATTTTTAATCTTTTGGGTCTGTATTCTAAACAACCCTTATAATCACATACTGTCCACAAAGCTATAAAAGCCAACCTGTCTATTGGTTCTAATTCAGCTAATTCTTCGTTTTGAAAGAATCCAGGCTTAATATTTCTAGCTCTTGCCATTTTTAGTCCTTAAATTTGCGTTTTAGGAAGATTTCAGGGTATTGAAGCTTAATTTTTGCTGGAATACCTCTACTTTTCCAAAGGTTTACTTTGATTCTGTCATGGTGAGTAAGTAACCCAAGCTTCCTAGCAAGTTTCGTGCCACCCCCATAAAACTCAATGATTTCTTTATCTGTCATAGGCATACTATAATCCTTTTTAAATTTATTATCTAAAATCATTTAACATAAATGTTTAAATAGTGCTTGCAATATAAATCTATTCGTTTAATAATGCAAGGGAAGTTTTTAAATTTATGGAGGATTCAAAAATGGAAACAATAAAAATAACCTTAGATCAAAATCAGATTGCATCAATTATGATTGCTGTAAATAATGAATTTGAAAAGGCTCGCAAGATTACAGATACAGAATTTGAAAATGAATCAACACGAATTCTGATGCAAAAGAATTTACAAAAATTTTATGAGTTAAATAAAAAATTAGGATTTGTAGCAGGCGGTTTATTAAATGGTAAAAAAACTTTTAATCTTATGGAGGCAGTATGAAAATTAAAGGCATGCTAATTATTGTTTTATCAATATATCTATATGGAGCTTTATGGCTCTATTTCTTATTACCAATCCTTTCTAAACACTTTGGAGGCTAACATGACTATTCATCAAGAATTTGCAGAAGATTTAATTGACACCGATCCATTAGAAGTTTTTAACTCAATGGACACAGATCAGATAGCTGGCACGATTCGTGCTTTATATTGGGCTAATCAACGTGGCGATATGATAAGCGTCAATATATTTGCCAAGTCATTAAGTAATGCTTTCTTTGAGAAGGCGATGGATATTACAGAAAAAAAGTTCCAAGAGGCTAATGTATATCAAGGCCCTTTTGACGAAATGTATGACATGGGTCACTCACATAGGGACTTCATATAATGATTAAATACATCCGAAATGTTATTTTTTTATATTGCAAGGGCTTTACCTTTAGAAAATCACTTCAACTAGCGAAAGGCATTAAATGACTACATATAATGAATTAAGAAAAATTAATGTTAATGAGCATACGGACAAAAAAGGATCACTAACTTACCTTTCTTGGAGTTATGCCGTTGATACATTACTTCAACACGATCCTATGGCAACATGGGAATTTCCTGAACCAAAAACTTACAACGATACTATGATGGTTTATTGCAATGTTACAGCTCTTGGCAAAACTATGAAAATGCAACTACCTGTTATGGATCATCGTAATCAAGCTATTAAAAATCCTGATTCTCGTAAAATTTCAGATAGCGCTATGAGATGTCTTGCAAAATGTATTGCTTGTTTTGGTATTGGTTTATATATTTATAGTGGGTCTGATTTGCCTGAAGAAGAGCCAGCTTCACAAAATGATATTGAAAACGTTATCAAAGAAATCAACAAAGCAGATTCCGTTGATGAATTAATGGGTATCTACAAAGAAGCTTCAACAAAGTTTGACAAGGTGTCTTTAGGAAAATTAAAGACTTATT